CAAGGTCTTAGTCTTGATGACGTAAATGCCAGCGCAACCACCTATGTCGGCTGGGCGTTTGACGGAGGATCGAGCACCGTCACGAACACAGCAGGCTCCATCTCTAGTCAGGTGCGAGCTAATGCGACGGCGGGGTTTTCAATAGCCACGTTCACATCACCCACAGGGACAGGAAACTTCTCCGTGGGTCATGGATTGGGCGTCACCCCGGAAATGGTCATCGTTAAATCACGCGACGCTGCCGGTGTTTGGTACGTCTACCACAAGTCGTTGGCTACGGATTACTACCTGCGCTTAAACGGAACAAACGCCGCAGCTACAGATGGCGTCCAATGGGGCGCGGGTATGACATCAACAGTTCTGGGATTTAGAGCTAGCTACTCAACCGTTGCTGGTGCAACAACTGTGGCTTACGCTTTCGCCCCAGTATCCGGGTACTCTTCTTTCGGCAGCTACACCGGCAACGGCAGCACAGATGGACCGTTTGTTTACACAGGATTCCGCCCAGCATTTGTAATGCTCAAAGTTTCCGCAGGTGCCAGTGCTAACTGGACGATTGTTGATAGCAAGCGAGATACGTACAACGTGGCCAAGACACGTTTATTCCCTAGCGATAGTCAGGCAGAAAACACTGGCGCAGACAACATCGACATTTTGAGCAATGGCTTCAAGCTGCGAGTGACTGAGGATGGAGCAAACGGAAACACGCGCACTTACATCTACGCCGCCTTCGCCGAGTCACCCTTCAACTACGCCCGCGCCAGGTGAGTAGTGAACAAGACTAGTGCGGAAGTGGACTTCTGTCAAGAAATTGGCTACACTTTACAATATGCCTTGTTAATTGTATGTTTATCCTGCTTGGGCGTCCGTTAGCACTTGATGTGCCATTTACCGATGCGGGAGGAATTCAACGCCCTGCAAATTGGCTTCGTCTTGCATCGCCAGAAGAGCGTTTAGCGGCTGGAATTACAGAAGAGCCCGACCCCATTCCTTACGACGAGAGGTTCTATTGGGGCAGGCGCGAAGATGGTAGTTTGATTCCCAAGGACCACGAGCAATTAGTTCAGCTTTGGCAGGGCCAAACTCGTCAAACTGCCAACACTCTGCTCACTCCCACTGATTGGCAAATTATTCGCGAAAGCGACAATGGTCGCCCCGTACCATCGGGAATCAAAGAGGAGCGTGAGGCCATTCGGCAAGCCGCTGGCGAAAAGAATCAGGTAATTGCAGCAACGGCTACCACTGACGAGCTTGCTCAATATATTACAGGCCCTCTATATCCAGTTTGGCCTCCCAATCAACCGCCGGCTCCTGCAAGTGGCGTTACAATTGCAAGTGACTTTTCATCTGCCGATGCCGGCATTGATTGATGGCAGTTCGCTCAAAAGTGGGAGTATCGGCTCAAAAGCTGAAAAAGCCCCGCGCTCCTAAGCTCACCCGACAAGGGGATGGCAAAAACAGCAAAGCGAGCCATGGTCGCAAGCTTTCAAGGGGACAAGGAAAATGACATTCATTGGCCTTGGCCTGTTGTCGTTTCTTTTGATCATGGGCTATTCGTTTTTAGCCATCATTCCCAGGGAAGATGAAGAGGGCTGAGGCCCTCTTTTTTATTAGCCAAAGATGCTTACAATAAGGAAAAGGGCAAAAGCGCATTGTGATTGAGCCGGCTAAATACGACATCACAATCTATCAAGGTGCCACCTTTGATCTTCTTGTGCAGTACAAGGATACCAATGGCGTGCCTGTGAATATGAGTGGATATACCATTGCAGCTAAATTATTCAACCGTAAAGGCACAGCAAAATTAGCAGACTTTCAATCCACTTTTGTCACGCAAGCCAGTGGAGTGTTTCGCATTAAAATTGATGCTGCCGTAACCAGTGGCATCACAGAGCAGGGACAATATGACGTGCTATTGACCAATCCCAATTTAGACAAATTTTATATTTTAGAGGGCACTGCTTTTTGGCAGCAAGGCTTTAGCGGCGCATGACAAGAGTAAATGTAACAATTGATGGGCAAGCCATTGTCGCTCCCGTGAGCGAGCGGCCAATTGTTGCGCCTATTTCGCAACAGGCCATCACTGTTGTCGCCCCAGACGTTCCAGCTCAAGTGGCAATTATTGCCGATGGTCCGCTAGCAACAACTGGCGGTACTTTTGCTGCATTGGCAGATGTGGATGTAAATGATAAAACTAACAAATCTGTAATTTACTATGATGATACAAGCGGCAAGTATAAAGCCGATTCTTCGGAAACTTTAATCTCACTTACTGACGGCGGGAATTTTTAAATGGCAAACACAGTTCGGATTAAGCGTCGCACTAGTGGAGCCGCCGGCGCCCCGTCGTCCTTGGCCAATGCGGAATTGGCTTATAACGAAGTAGATGATGTTCTTTATTATGGCAAAGGCACCGGCGGAGCTGGTGGTACTGCCACAACTGTTCCTGCCATTGGCGGTCCTGGAGCATTTCTCACCTTAGGCACCACTCAAACAGTCACTGGAAATAAAACTTTTACTGGTTCTGTTGATCTCACTGGTTCCACAGCCACGGCTGCCACGCAAACTAGCAGCGACAGCAGTACAAAGCTTGCCACCACTGCATTTGTCAAGGCGCAAAATTATCTCACTGGCAACCAGAACATTTCTTTTACTGGTGATGCCACTGGCTCTGGAACCACTTCCGTCACTTTAACGCTTGCCAACACTGGCGTTTCTGCCGCCACTTACACCAAAGTCACTGTTAATACAAAAGGGCTAGTTACTGCTGGCGCTTCTCTCGAAGCAAGTGATATTCCCACTCTCACTGCAGCAAAAATCAGTGATTTTGATACGCAAGTACGGACTAATCGTTTAGATCAATTAGCAGCACCTTCTGCATCGGTAAGTTTAAATAGTCAAAAAATTACAAATCTTGCAGATCCAACTAGCGCTCAAGATGCTGCAACAAAAGCGTACGTTGACGCTAGCAAGCAAGGGCTTGATGTAAAAGATAGTTGCCGCGTTGCCACTACTGCCAATATTACGCTTTCTGGTACGCAAACAATTGATGGCATTAGCCTTTCTGCCGGCCAGCGAGTGTTGGTTAAAAACCAAAGCACTGCTTCCGAGAATGGCATCTATGTAGTGGTGTCTGGTGGTTCATGGACTCGGGCGACTGATGCGGATAGCTCCGCCAAGGTTACGGCTGGCATGTTCGTCTTCGTCGAAGAGGGCACGGCCAATGCTGATAGTGGTTGGGTGTTAACCACTGATGGAACCATCACTCTTGACAGCACGAGTCTGTCCTTCACTCAATTCTCTGGTGCCGGCCAAATTACTGCAGGCGCTGGTCTCACGAAAACTGGCAATACTATTGATGCCGTTGGCACGGCAGATCGCATTACAGTCAATGCTGATTCCATTGATATTGCCTCCACTTACGTAGGCCAAGCAACAATTACCACGCTTGGCACTATTACTACTGGCACTTGGAACGGCACCACTATTGCAGTGAGCAATGGAGGTACGGGAGCTACCACGTTAACTGGCATTTTGAAAGGCAATGGAACTAGCGCCTTTAGTGCAGCAGTTGATGGCACCGATTATCTTAGTCCTAGCGCAACTATTGACGGCGGGACTTTCTAATGGCCAATGTCATTCGATTAAGACGTGGCACTACTGTACCCAGTGGTGCAGATTTTGTTGTTGGAGAACCAGCGTGGGATAAAAGCGCCGGTAAACTATATATTAAAAATGAAGCAGGAAGCATGGTATTGATTAATCCTGGCAATGCTGACTACGGACTACTGGATGGAGCAGTGGACGGTTCTTTCGATTATGGGAGCTTGGTTTAATGGCCACTCAAATTCAACTCAGGCGGGGAACAACGGCTCAGCATAGTGGTTTCACTGGTGCCGTTGCTGAAGTTACTGTTGACACTGACAAAGATGTGGTAGTGGTTCATGATGGCGCCACTGCTGGCGGCTTTCCATTGTTGAAAGAAGCTGCAATTGGCACCAGCGTTCAAGCATATGATGCCAACACTGCCAAGACAAATGTTGCACAAACTTTTAGCGCTGCTCAGCGTGGAGGCATTGTCACATTGGTGGACGGAGCTACCATCACCCCCGATTTTTCACTTGGTAATAACTTTGTAATTACTATTTCCGGAAATCGCACATTGGCCAATCCCACTAATGCTGCATCGGGACAAACTGGAACAATTGTTATTAAGCAGGATTCCTCGGGAAATAGAACAATGTCCTATGGAAATGCGTTTAAATTTCCAGGCGGCACTGCTCCCACGCTTTCCACTGCATCGGGAAAAACTGATGTGTTGGCATATTTTTGTGAAAGCAGTTCACGCATTAATGCTTCTTTAATCAAAGACTTAGGCTAATCAATCTTGGCTACGATAAAAGGAAATATTTTCTTTTGTCATGGGCCAAATCAAAGCCAATGGTGAGCAGTTTGAAACTCACGTTCAAGCTGATTGGCGCGGACAGCTTTTACAGACGGGACCGGACAGTGGCGTTGTAGATGCATTTGGCAGAGCGCGTGTTAGTGCTCCCTATACGCTTTTTGATAGCACAATGCGTTTTGATAAACGCACGGATCAATGGTTTGACAAAATTACAGGCGGTGGCACGTCCACATTTTTAACCAATCAAAGCAGTGTGGCGATGACCACTACTACTGCTTCTGGCGATACTGTACTGCGTAGGACAAAGCAAAACTTTCCATATCAAGCTGGTAAGAGCATGATGGTTCTGCAAAGTTTTGCAGGCACTGCTCCTACTGCTGGATTAATTCAAGAAGTGGGCTTGTTTAATGATTACAACGGTGTAATGGTTAGAGCAAGTGGAACAACCGTTCAATTTGTCATTAGAAATTATTCATCTGGAAGCATTGTTGAAGACGTAGTAAATCAGTCTGATTGGAACTTAAATACGCTTTCAGATTTGGATTTTTCTAAAGCACAAATCTTTACTGCGGATCTTGAATGGCTTGGTGTAGGAAGAGTGCGTTGCGGATTTGTGATTAATGGAGAAATTATTTACTGCCATGAATTTAATCATTACAATGCACTCACTTCTGTTTATATGACAACTGCTATTTTGCCTTTGTCTTATCGCATTCATAATGCATCAGCTCAAGCGTCTGGTTGTACTTTGAAGCATATTTGTTGCAGCATTTTAAGCGAAGGTGGATATGAACCAGATGGCGCTATTTATTCTGTTAGTCATGATGTTGGCTCTGTGCCAAACACGTCTGGAGAACGAATTACAGCCGGTATTCGCATGGCCAGTGGTCGCACTGGGAATGTAATCTTGCCAGTTCGCATTTCAACGACTACCGCCTCCAGTGACGTGGTGCTGTGGCGCTTGCGTCTCAATCCCACCCTTTCAGGCGTTACGTGGACAGCGGCAGGCAACGGCCGTGGGAACGTAGAAGTGACGACAAGCGGCACCGCCACGGAAGGCACAGTTATCGACTCTGGGTTTGTCAGTCAAGGCAGTGCTAATAACTATGCAGTGGCAGAGGCCATTCGTCTTGCCCTCGGACAAAATGCTTCTGGAGAAAGTGATACGCTTATTCTCACTGTTGACAGCAGTGTTAACGCTAAGGCTCTTGGCATGATTGGCTGGGTGGAAGTGGTATAAGTTGCGCTAATCTTGTTTCGCTTTCGTCAAACGTTTATGGACGCTGAACTGTGGCCTGATAAGTGGTATGAGCAAAAAACGGAAATGATTTCAGAGGCTTTGCAAGAGCTTCTTGCAGATGGCGATGCAGTCAAGGCTCGGCAAGGGCTAATTGACGCTATTGCTTCATGGACAAATTACCACGAAGAAGAACTGGCTAAGTGGAACCAGCTCAAGAGTCTTCTGGGCTTGTGAGTTGATAAGTAATCCGCAGCTCCCCTCCAAGGGCCTTCACAGCCTCGCTGGCATCCGCTGGCGGGGCTTTTTCAATCATGACAGAAGGGACAATGGCATCGGGCAGTGGAGTGACAATGGCATCAGGGAAAAGCTTCTTGGCTTCATCGGCCAAGGCATTGGCCTTTGTTTTCCTTTCTTCTTTTTCCCATTGCTTCACCAACACCGCTGCCTGCTCGTCCACTTTCTCCATGACGATTTTAGTTTTCCACTCCACCCAATCTGGCTTGCAATGTGCCATGAGCATTTTGAACCATGGCTGAAAAGCAAGAGAGGGCCGCTTTGAGGCGGCCCACAATCCTGCTTCATAGCACAAAGCATTAAACCAACTTTGCCGCGTCATCCTTCTTGATAAACACTGACAAAAATAGTACCAGTTTTGGTTAGGGGAAGAATTCGATCACGAAGATCAATGTTATGACAGCGTACGCAACCATGAGTGGGGAAAAGAGGTTGCTTGGGCGCCCATGCGCCGGGCCAACCACATGCACTACCGCCGCCATGAATCATAATTCCTGCCCTACCATTGCCAGCTTCTTGATTCTCAAGCTCCACTAAATCAAAGCTGTACCAGCCATAAGCCATAAGAGTTCGATCATAAGCGGGCTTGTCGCCTTTGCTTTCGTAATCTTTGTAAATAGCACCAATTTTATAAAGACCCGGCGGAGTGTCTGAATTTTTTAGTTTAAATTCACTGTCGGAATATTGCCCGCGAGCAAGGCATGGCACTTCCCATAAAAATTCGCCTTCAAAATTAAAGGCTTTCATTGTCTCGCTAATGTCATTAACAATGAGATGGGAATCTCCTTTCTTAAAGCCAAACTGCTGCGGCTTTTTCTTTGGGCCAGTCATAATAATTTGCGTGGACTCAGGGGCGTATTCTTTCATTAGCTTAGAAAGCTTTATTGGATAGTCAGGATCAGTGGCGTAGCGCTGCTCTCTTAGCGCACGCGCAGCAGCGTAACGGTTAGGAGCATTGTTGATTCCCTTGAAGTGCCGATAATTTTTATACCAGCGCGTAACAAGATAATCAATGCAAGCAGTCAGGCTGGGAAAGTCAATAAACCCAGCCTTAATCGTCACCCATTGACCGTCGTACCACTCTTGCGTGGTCGTGGCGGTGCCCGGTCCTTTTAAGCCGAGATAATTATTTTTACCACTGGTATGTTTACCAAAACCGCTTTCTAGACAGCATTGTGCTGCGACAAGCTCGGGATAGCGAGCGCCGCAACGTCGGGCTATTTGGAAACATTCGTCCCAGAACGCCCTGTTATTAGCCCACATGGCTAAGCCTCAGCTCTTCACACGGAAGATGCTCTTAAGTCCTTCCATCAGAAGTTGGAGGACGTTATTGCTTTTCCAGGGGGAACGATCAAGAATTTGGTCAGCAGCAGCAATCAAAATGCCACCGATCACAAACCATTCAGCGCCGCTCATTGTTTGATAAGCGAATTTATATTTATAGCCTAGCGTCGAATTTCTAAAGAGCGCACCCTACTTTCTAGGGCTGTAATATTTTCAGTGAGAGTGTCTAATTTCTCCGTGATGCTTTCAATTTGAGTGGCCACCTTCACCTGCTGATTGCCCACTGTGATAAGCATGGCGCCAGTGGATAGCAGCATTCCTGCTGTAATGGTCGCAACAAAATTTGTCAGTCCTTCTTGAAAGCTTTTCATTGCTGGTAGCGCATTTATCAATTATAAACATTCTCAGCAGGGCAAATTTAGCCGTTAGATTAGTGGCAAGAAAATTAAATATGCTCCCCATGCAAATAGCGAATGGTCCCGATGAGCTGCTACATTCTCTCATTGAACTTCGCCCTGGAGATGCACGACGACGCTTTAGAAAAAGTATTTTTGAAGACTACCCATTAAAAGGACCGCTCGGCCATTGTGCTTGTGCTTACTGCGGCAAATGGAGCGAAAAACTTACCCTGGATCATATTGTTCCCAAAAGCAAAGGTGGTCCTCACTTTGCAAAATATAATTTAGTGCCTTCGTGCAAGAGTTGTAATCTAGACAAAGGCGCTGAGCCTATTTTTGAATGGTGGCGGCCGCAGCAATTTTGGACGCCGCGTCGGGAGGAAATATTAACCACTTGGGTGCATTGCAATAGTTTTGTTAGTGCCCATACGTCGCTGCATGATGTGGAAGCTTATGCCGAGGATCGCGGTCTTTATATTCCTGCGCAAGAAAAAGCCCCCATTGTCGGGGGCTTTTTAATACCAGCAATTTGCGCTGCTTAACCATCGTGAACTGGATCAAAGAAATTATATGACTGCAGAGGATTGTCAAAACGCACTCCTACGATTGTATCTGGGCTGCTTGCACCAGGCATAGGGCAAAAGCCGTCTTTGCAATTGCCTTCAATGGCTTCCAGAGCTTCTTTTTCTTGCTCCATTTCTAAAGCAAAAATAAGAGCTTTTAGATACCACTTGGCTTTCTTTAAATCTTCCAAGCCATTTTTATTTTCATACCGCCAAACATATTTGATGACATTGCCCTTTAGAAATCCTCTAAACGCTTCAGGCGTCATGCAAGCTTCCAGCGCTTCAATAGCTTCCACGCCACCAGAACTGTAATGAAGGGGGTTGTTTACGGGGTCAAACATTTGAGGGCGGCTCTCAGAAGGAGGAGTCATTGGTTTCAAAAGCGTCGAAAGCTTCCTTGAAGAGGGGGCGGGCTAACAAGGACAAGGCTTGAGCGTAGGCTTGGATTTCACCTTGAGCATCCGCTGGCGAGCGAAGGCTGATGAAATGAAGGAGAGCCTGCAGGCTACAGGTCCAAGTGAAAGAAGTATAGAGGGAAGTGGGCAGCACGCCACGGGCTTGCTCCTTGCTCACACCCAGTGCTAGGAGCGTCTGGTAGGCGCTTTTAGACGCCTGCAAGCCCTTCGCATATTCAATCATCGCTATGTCATGAGAGCGGCCTTCCAGGGGGCCGGCTGATGCCTGTTTGTTGCTTTCGCTTTGCTTGCGGAATTCGCGAGGCATGTAAAACTCTTCGCTGTCAGCTTCACAATATCTAAAACTTTTCTCGTTCCAGCCAAGCTGATCATTGGCATACGTGCCACCAATGACATGTTTCCACCATTGACGAGCAATAAACAGTGGCGCCTTTACTTGCCATTTAGTCACCACACCACGAAACGGACTGGTGTGCTGATGCTTGACCAAATAATTCAGGAGCTTTTGGTCTTTTTCCGACCATTCAACGCTGTTTTGATCAAAAGATTGGCGAGCATCGCAGACGATATCAAGAGAACTGCCCATCCAGTCAATAAGACGCACAAAGCTGATGCCATCATTCAAAGGGTCAATGGAAGGTGCTGTGGCCATGGAACAGTGAGGCTGGTCGTAAACGCTGCAAGCTGATTGTAGGCGAGATCTTGGTATTGGAATGCCAAATGACTACTGCACGCTTTTTTCCACCATTAAAAACAAAGCCAATTAATGTGCCGACAACGCTAGTAAGCATCCATCCTGCTGCGGTTGGTTGCACGTATATCACTTCTTCACCAGGACACCATTGATAATTACGTGGAGTACGTGGAAGCTGAAATGGACGGCGGTCCGTAGCTTTAATTACGGCTTTCTTCCCATCGTCCACCTTGTAAACAAACTGTCTGCCATAGCCTCGTGTGGTTAGGCTAAAGCAAATGGTTTTGAAACAATGTCCACGCATTTCTCTATTCCAGTAGAGTTAAGCTATCAAGGTCGTCCTTACATTGCTGCCATGGGTCCATTTGAACGCAGTCTAGAAAGAGATTTTGCATTAGCTGCTAACAAGCGTGCCATTGCAGAATGCTCTGATGTGGAAAAACTGCGTGAAGTGGCGGTGAATTTAATGGAGGGCTGGTCCAATATGCAGGAGGCCGTTGGTTCGCTCGTGAAAGAAAACTTAGAGCTGCGCCAGGCCATGTCAATGAAGGAATGGGACTTACAAGCTGCTGCTGAACTGCTCGACGAAGCCACGCAAATGGTCAATGACGAAGTGCAGCGGCGATCCTCGCAAGCCAAGCGGCGTCTTTGGCCGTTTGGCTAGTTAGCAAGAACACTCTCCATCCGCCAATGGTGGCAAGATTAAACTTTCGGGCATCACGCTCATAACCACTGCCGGTGACGTGACGGCCTCGATTAAAAGTGCCTCCTTGGATTTCAATGAGACTATTGGATGGAAGGTGAGCGAAGTCGGCTCGATAACGTTTGGATCGTTTTGACTTTGCATAGCGCTCCTGAAAATCAACTTCCCAGCTAGGCACATCACTAAATTCCCTGATCAATGGGAGATCAGGATAGTGAGCTTGCCACAGTCCAAGAAACTGATCTTCAAGAGCACTCACGCATCAGACGGCAGCGAAAGATACTTTAGCGCCTTGATTTTGATACTTTCCTTGGCCATAGGCTTTGCCCACGTCGCTAGAAAGCTCCATGAACATGATTTGCACTATGCCTTCATTGGCATATATGCGAGCCGGAAAAGCCAAGGGATTGACAATACAAATAGTGAGAAAGCCAGACCAGCCAGGCTCAATTGGCGTAACGTTAATGATGGTGCCTTGACGTGCATACGTGCTCTTCCCGTCGCAAATGCCCATAATGTTGTTGGGCATTGTGATGCGTTCAAGGCTAACGCCTAATGCGTAGGAAAAAGGAGGCAAGACGAAGAAAGTACTGCCAAGTTCTTCAATGGGCGTAGCTTCATACATCACGCTTTCATCAAAGCGCTTCACATCGAGCGCCCTGGCCTCTTGGTTGTTATCAATGACCATGAAACCTTTGGGGGACAGGCGCAGGTCGTAACCAGCGTGAGAAAGGCCGTAGGACAACGCCTTGGTGCCATTGTCAAGCTCACGGCGCTTTTCGCCAGTGAAAGGGAAAATAATGTCGTTTTCAGCGAGGATGCTGATTTCTTTGTCGGAAAGAAGAGTCATTATTCGTGAAGAAAAAGAAAGGGCGGCATAAGCCGCCCCGTGACCACCAAAATGAAGCTCAGAACAGATCGTCAGAAGACGAGGAGCGGCTGCTGCTGCCAGCGCCATTGCTTTCGTTCTTCCAAAAGCTGGAATAAGCCTTGGGGCTGTTATCCATCTTGTTGACGGTCACTTGCCCTTTGTAATGAGGGGAGGTGTCCTTGTCGCGCTTGTCGTTGTCCCACAGCGCCACGCGGAAGCTGTAGTTACCTTGAGCATTCGGACCAGCCTTTTTGGCTGCGTTCAGAATGTCAGGGGTGAGATCGACAGTACCGCTAAACACGGGGAGATTGCCAGAGGGCATTGGTTGTTCCTCAAAGGAGTGTAGTGGGCCCTGGACGGGCTGCTACAGCTTAATGCCATTCCCTCGAAATGCTACGCTCCCTTATCCATAGAAATTGTTAAGGGCATTTTGCCAGGATAGTGGTCGAAGAAATACTGCTGAGTTTTCTGAACCATTAAGCCAGCTTGCATGGCAAGCTCTCCGGCTGACAGGCTCACCACTTGAGCGTCTTGCCCTTTTTCCGTATCAGGGTCATAAATGGCAATAGCGCAATGTGCCTCGTTAATTTCAATGTCATACATCTGCTCAATGGCTTGTACGTAAGCCCCAAGCTGCATCCGATAATCGGCTAGCTGTGTATCAGGTTTTTGCTTGTAGCTGGTTTTCCAATCGAGCAATGCATAGTCGCCATTGTTCATTTTGGCGAGCATATCAAATGTGCCCGAATAGCCAATTTGCCTGGCATTGTCATACCAAGCAATAGCGCTTTCAATAAGCAATGGACTATCCACTCTCTCTAGAAACGATGAGATGGAAGTGAAATATGGAACGTAATTTGGATGGGAATCAAGATGGCAATTTACATCCTCTCCATTCCATAGATCCTCTAATACGCCATGCAACCAGTTGCCTCGATCTACGGCATTACGAGTGCGACGATTGGCTTCTGCGTCGCCCACTTTCTTGCGCCAGTTCATAAGCGCTGCAATCTTGCCAGGCGGCGAACACGCGCTCGCAATAGTCGTCACAGAGGGCAAAACACACCCTGCGGGGACATTGGGAAAATCGTCGCAAACGTAATACCTGCGCTTGTTGATCTGTAGCCGGTTGGGTTCGTATCGGGCGAGCCGGGGCATCGTCAGTTTGCTTAGACACAGATCGTAACAGGCCATCAGCGGCTGCCATAGTTCTTTGTGCAATAATTTCCACTTTTATACGTGCCCAATGGACAAGCCGTATTTGAAGCTGCATTAATAGACCATCTATTAGGGTTAGAACGGCTTGGCACGCAATATCCAGAGGAAGAATAGTACCCCAGAGGGCAATATCCTCCACTTTGTTGAATGGGAATTGATTGCGCCAATGCGGGAAATGGTGCTGTTGTAATACAGAGAAAGGCGAGAATGGTTTTCATTTTTCGTTTACGTCCCAAAAGTAGTCGCAGCCATCTTCAGTGAATGGCGGCGTTTCGATATAGCTTTGCCAGCGATTAGTAGGCGCGATATAACGCCAACAATTTTCGCGGACAGGGCATTCACCCCCTTGGCACATTGCGATGTCAGACATGAGAATTTTGCGGGAAATTTGCGCAAGATACTGGCGATCCACGAGAGGATCATCAGCAAGCACTTGAAAAACAGCAGCAATGCGAAAATCGCTACTGAGGCCGTTGTCAGACCAATTCCAGAATGCTTCATGGCATTTGTCAAGGAGGGCTTCATGATTCTTCATGGACGATGGAGGAGGGACGAATGCTTTCCATTTCTTCTAAGACGGCAGCAAAGCCATCAATGACATTGCTGTCACAAAAACCAGCACCACGAAGAAAGTGGGAAAAGTTTTCAATAACTTCACGACAAAAATTAGTATCGGAAGTCATTGTTAAATGGAGGTCACCTTCGCGATAACCGAAGGTCCATTTTCCTACCGGGAATTCAGGAGACATAGAACGTAAATGAGAGCAGCGAGGGAAGCAGAAAGCAATGAAACCAAAAGGAAGAGTCCCAGTGGATCATGAGCCAAAGAGGGCGGAAGGAGATTCAGAAATGGGAAGTCCATCGCGGTCTAAACAAAGAGATCCAGCAAAGGCCCGCTCAAGGCGGGCCGCTGCCAGGTCTATTGCTTTTTTGCGACGAACTCTGCCACTTTGACTACCATTTCGTCCACCGTCGTAGCGGCAATAATGATGTCTAGTTCAGTACGCATATCAGCTTTGGTAATGCGGATTTGCTCATCCTTGGCCCAGAGGGTGACCATGGCAGAAACGACATTGCCAAAATGCTGCCAGTTCTTGATTTCGGTGGCGCGAGTCATGCCAAGCGTGTCAAGAGCGGCTTTGCCAGCAGCAAGGCTGCGCTGCTCGTCTTGATAACCCAGCGGATTCGCCTTACAGAAACTGGTCAAGGCTTCTTTGGCATCGAAAGCGGAGGCAGGAGCTGCCTCTGCTCCAGTATCAGCAGCATCTGCTGCAACTGGCGCGTCCTTCTTGCTTGCCCGCGCTGCAGGCTTCGGAGTTTCCTGTTGGAGCGGGAGTTTGGCCGTTGCTTTTTCATCTTCCTTAGGGATGTCTTCGCCTGCGTAAAGACGCAGGCCGAGGCCGGTGAAGGTGGCGATGCACTTAACAGCAGCGCGTTGGCAGTTGTCGCTAATGGCGCGGCTCC